AAGAATCTTACCGCCTCCGTATATCCACTTTTTAAACTCTGCCGGTATGGATGAATCATACGCATCTGCTCTGATCTTCTTATAAAGCGTTGATTTCTTGAATTTTCCGATACCTACATTAAAGCAAAAGCTTACTACCGCGTCAAACTGGTACTGTCCCAAATCAAGGGGAAGCGCGTTTACCTGGTTTTCTACCGCCCTGATATCCGATTCAAAGAAAGCATCGGCCTGGGCCTCGGTGATAACATCACCCGGTTTTACGCCGACCGTATGACCGTAACCGATCGTACATACTCCCGCGGCACATACATACGCTTTCAGGCGTAACCCTTCAAATTTCTTGATCTTGTTTTTTGTTCTTGTTGTCGTTCTCATTTCTTGTTACGTTTTTGGTGCAAATACTCAAATTTACATTTATACAGATAAAGCAATACATCCCAGAAGGGCGTATCGTCCACCTCCTTTTTATTACCGAATACACCGGAAGCCGCCACCTCAAAGACTATCCCAGTCCAGCCGGTTTTATCGTCCGCCTTCCGGTCCTCGGATGCCAGCTTCTGAAACAATATCCGAAAGTCGATAGCTTCACCGCTGATATAAACCGGTCCGGAAAGAACCATTTCCCAAACGGCAGAAAAGAAGTTTACCGCATGAATGGCAAGCAAGGAAGGAACGGCCGGTATCTTCTCCGGGTCCTTATACCGGTAAAGCTTTAACGTGATATCCTGGAAGATTTCATTTATAGCCGGTTCGTCCTTTTCTGCCGCTGCCTGCTTGCTTTGCTGCAACAAATCCAGGCAATCACAAAAGTTACCGAAAGTAAGACCGTTCAGCATGTCACCGACACCATGCCAGCCCCCGAAATCCTGCATCAGATTACGACCGGTTTTCAGAATGGGCGTAACGATCCGCTCGCCCTCCTTACCGGTTGTATAAGAAAAAAAGCCGTCCAGCTTTTCCAGTTGCCCGTCCAGCTCCCGGATGATCTCACGCCGGTACATGGTGTAATCCGCTTTCATGCCCAGAAGAAAAGAAAGCCATTTTACGCGGAACTGTCCGGGGCTGATCGTACCGCGGTTCATCAGTACCGACAATATAAGAAACTGCCGGTACTGCTCACTGC